ATGAATCTGCCACCGATCCTTATTGATCCACTATCTGTGGGCTCCGTCCTGCTACGTCCAATGTTCAACGACTTACCGCTGGCCGCCGCGACTGGATTCATCGTCCAAGGGATCTCCGGGCAACTCCTTATCACGAATCGGCATGTCGTCACGGGACGCGATAATCAAACTGAACTACCACTCGATGCGCATGCATCGATCCCAAACCGCATCGCGATCACTCACGTCTCAGCGGTCGATCCAATCGCATGGACAGAGACCATCGAAGATCTGTACCTCGACGAGAATGACGAAACGCCTAGGTGGATCGAACATCCTCATTGGAAAAATAAGGCCGACGTCGTTGCACTACCGCTAAGCGTTAAGGGTGTAAAGAACGTTGCTCCTTACGATATCGGGGCAATGAATGCGGACATCCTTGTTGGTCCCACGGCAGGCATTAGCGTAATTGGCTTTCCTTTTGGGAAGACAGCGTCAGACAATCTAGCCATCTGGTCTACCGGCTTCATGGCATCGGAGCACGGAGCAAACTATGAGAACCTTCCGGTATTCCTCATTAGTTGCCACACCAGATCGGGACAGTCTGGCTCCCCAGTTGTCGCGTATCGCACAGGGAGCTTTTTAGATAGCGCGGGATCATTCGCCATTACTAACGGCCGAGTCGTCAGATTTCTTGGGGTGTATAGCGGCCGCATCCATCGCGACTCTGACATTGGTATGGTGTGGAAGAAAGAGGTTGTCCACGAGATCATCACCGCAGCCGGATATCAGAACCCTAAACCCATCGCCATAGGCGGCTCGTTGACGTACAAGACGGGCGACCTACCTTCTACATTAGGCCTCTCCGCGCTTATGCCCAAGGCACTGAAATGAGTTGCGAATCTGCGCGGTAAGAATTGAGTTGAAACGCAGGCCACGCGGCGCGATACTGCGGCCACCCTGTAGTGCTTGGCGCCGTGGTCGGGCGCCATCTGCTTCTGCGTGAGGCCCAGCGCGTGCATCTTTCCGGAGAACGCCTTAAAGCCCTCGTCGGCCTTCGGGTCGAACGACTCCTTGAACGCGTCCGGTACCGTCACCGTGTATTCCTCGGCGGACTTCGGGGGAATGTCGCCGCTGCCAATGCGCTTCTCGGCCGCCGTGTAAGCGTCGGCCAGCTTGCGGCTCGATGCTTCGAGGTCGAGCGTGTTGTCCTCCTTCATCACGCGCTACTTCTCCGGGATGAACTCGGTAGGCTGGCCCGCGCCGCCGGCCAGCAAGCTGCCGGGTTCGCCCTGCGCGCCACCCTCACCAGCACCTGCGCCTTCACCACCGGCGCCCGAACCACCACCCTCGCCAGCACCAGCGCCGCCGGCGCCAGCTTCTTCCATGAACACGTGAAAACGTCGAAACAGCATGTCTAATCTCCTTGGTCTTCGTTGGGATCTCTGACGCCATTGGCGCGGTTAATCTGTGTGACGATGTACTCCAGCGCGCGGCGCGCGCCGTCTCGGTGGTAGGTCTGCAGCACGGCGTCGATACCGCCAGTTGTTACTGCCGGCCGCGCGAAGCGGTTGGTTAGGTCCTCGAGCAACGCAGCGCCGCGGCGGTCGTCCTCGAAGATCTGCTTGTAGAGGTCAGGGTTCACGCTGCTCATGCTGCGGCTGCCATGTTCTTCGCCATCTGCTGGGCGGCGGGTTGCATGATCTCAGCCTGCTGTGCCTGCTGGTGCGCCTGTTGGACCTGCTGCGCGCGCTGCTCGCGCATGGCGGCGACCGCTTCCACGTCGCGCATGATCTTGGCCGGGGCGGCGCGGCCTTCGCCGAGGATGCGCACCGCTTCGTCGGTGTCGATGTTGTCCCACACGCTCAGGTCCTGCTTCAGCGAGGCCATGTTGCCGACTGATGCCACGGTCAGTTCCACGGCGTTCACGTACTCCAGCTTCTGCGCCTGCGCCTGCGGGTTCTTGAACGTGACGCGGAACTCGCGGTTGTCCAGGCTCTGCGGCGGCGGCGTCAGCACGCCAGCCCGGTATGCCAAACCGAAGCAACGCGCCACCATGCCCTGCAGCCATTCGGCCTGCAGAAGGCCGTAGATCGGGCCTAGCAACTGGCGAATCATCTGCACCCGGACATGGACCTCGGTTGCGGTCATGTCCGGGCCGTCCTGCGGCTGTAGCTGATCGGCGAGCATGATCTTGCGAATCTGCCGCTGCAGTTCTTCCTTCTTCGTGAAGGACAGGTTGAAGTTTGCCCCGGACGTGAGCGGCTTCATGCTGTCAACGCTGTTCGCGACGATGATCTTGCGCGGGCCCACCTTGACCGTGCGCGGATTCAGCACGCCGTCATCCTCGGCAATCCACATGCCGGAGATCGCGATGTCCGCGTTGCTGTCTTCGAGGTAGACCAGCCGGTTGAGCTGCTTCACGTCCGGCAGCGCGTCGAACATCGGGCCCATCGCATAGGGCGTGTCCGGCACCACCACCCAGCGCGGGGCGACGAACGGACACTCGTGGTAGCCTGATTCGCTCAGCGTGTGCTTGCTCGCGAGCTCGACCTTGCACGAAGCGAACGGCATGTTCTTCGCGCGCACAGCACCGACAGCATGCATGCGCCGCGGGTAGATGCTGTGCATGAGCTGGATCTTGGTATCGAACTTCTCCTGCTCGTACAGCTGGCGCACCTGATCGCTGACCTTGTCGAGCCCGAATTCGTTCACGATCTGCTCGACGGTCTGCTCGTAGCAGCGGATCTCCGCCGGTGGTGTGCACGGTGTGCTGCGTGGCCGCGCCGAGCGTGGTGTCGCCACCCTGCGTCAGGTCGGCGGTTTCGTGGTCGGTCTCGGGCTGCTTCGGCGCGTCGCCGGGGGTCTGGACTTTGAGGGTGCGGGACATGGGTCAATCTCCTGTGGAGCTTGACGCGGAGTTTCGCTGCCGCCGCATGTCGGTTTCCCGACAGGCTCACTGCTTAACGCACAGACGATGCGCAAAAAAAACCCGCTAAGGAGCGGGCTTTCACACGTCAGAGAAGGCTGTGCCGAGTCAACTAGCCTCAGCGGCGGGCGCTTCGCCTTCCTCGGGACCGGCGTTTCCGTTGATCTGTTCGTTCAGCAAATCTTGGAGAAGGCCATGCAGCAGCGTCATATCACCATTAACATCAGCAGCTTGCAAGCCAGCCTCGTACCTGACTCGTTCACGCTTGATAAGCTCGGGAAGAATCACATTCCCCGGCAACCACGTTCCTGCCTTCACGCACAGCACGAAGTACGCCGCTGCACGGGCGGTGCGACCGTTGCCATTGATGAATGGATGAATCCAATTTAGGCGCCATAGCACCCAAGCTGCCAAGGCGACCGGGTCAGCAGTTTCGATATTGCGATTGACCTGATTGACGAAGTCGTCCATCAGGGCTTGAACCCGATACTCGGGAGGCGGCATATGATTGCCAACCACAACTTGGCATGGCCGAAACTCGCCTGCGTACGCATGCAAGCAGGCGATCGCGTGGTAGTTGAGCGCCTTCAGAACTTGAGAAGAAAGAAAGGGGCGACCCAAGGCAACAGCCGCCTCCACAATCGATTTCAGGAAGTCGTACTGGCGCGCCCCATTCTGAATTGTAAGGGTCTGATAGACCGGATGACCTTCGTTGTCTCCAACCAGGTCAAAGACGATCACTTGCGGGCCCCAATAATGTCCACCTTGCCGGTGATCACATTGCGTACCTGTTCGCGGGTCACACCGCTATCAGGTTTTACAAAACCAAACACGTACGAAATTCGTTGCTCTGTAATCTCTGCCTGCGAGGGCTTGTGTGCAACCGCTCCTTGCAGTTTGCGGAGAAGCGATTGATCCGTCTTCAACCCAAGGAAGTTGTTCTCATGCATTGCGTTACTCCTGGCTTCGTGGCGAATGTAGCGCCGCGTATGGCTATTGCACCGCATCTTGCATGCGGCCTCGCCCACAACATACGCGGCACGCGAGTCTGACATAGATGTTGCGTCGCCGCAATAAATATTCAAGCCCACTTTGGATATCGGAAAGTGCAAGTCCCAACTTTAGTGCTGCAAGCCGGTCAACGACCGTACGGTAAAGCACACGGGAGCAAGTGCTACGTTTGTCACTTTCCGGCGACCACAGCGTAGCAGTGATTTCAGTGTACAGCCTCTCCTAGAGTTCCGCTCGATTTAAGCGATCGACGCCTACGCCAGCCAGCTATCGACCGGCCTTTGCCGCAGACATCTCCGCCGCCCTCATTGGCAGCGCGTGTCGCTCCTTGCCCAACGCCTGGCACCAGAAGGCGATCATGCGCTCGCCTGTCGGGTGATTTGGCTGCGCCCCGCCGTTCTTCCATCCCATGAACGTGGAGCGCCGGATGCCTGTGAAATGCTCGATGTCGGGCGTGCTGTACCCCTCGCGCTGCAGTTGCAGGAACAGCGCGTTCCAATCGACGACCTGATCGGCTGCGGGGGCAAGCGTCATTGATGACCTCCCATCGCGCGCGCGAAATGCGCGCACGCGCGTGAGAGCACACCCGAGCGGCGACCACTCACTGCTGCACCTCAGCTTCGGGCGCACACCGCTCGAAGGGGATATGACCATACGGCCGGCGAGAGGGCGAGTTGCTGAACTGCATCGTCGCGCGGTTGAAGAACAGCCCGAGCTTCTTGTGCTGGACGTCACCATTCCGCTGCTTGTGCAGCTCGAGTACGGCATCCGGCTCGTGGTTCGCGTCCTCTCCATCCTGCTTTTGCGCCGACCAGACGGAGAAGACGTTGTCCGCGCCGTTGGCCAGGTTCCCGCTGCCTGCGACGTCCATCTTTCCGGGAGCGCGACGTTCGTCCTGCCGTTTCCGAGGGTGGGCGACCAGGTGAAGATGCTCGCCTGTGCTGCGGGCAAACGTCGTGAGTTTGCGCATCGCTTCCTTCTGCGCCGAAAGCGCACCGGCGCCGTCCTCTGGCACGTCCGTCATCATCAGGCTGTCGATCACGAAGTGCCGAATGCCGTAGCGGCGATAGCCGTAACCGAAGACATCGAGCAGTCGGTCGGTCGACGCATTGCCGAGGAGGTTGAAGATCCACGCCCGGTCACGCAACCAATCCCTCATTGGTCCAGGTACTCGATCGTCGGGCGATCAACGCCGCCGAGTTGCTTGGCCAGCCTCTGCGGCGGCAGACCCAGAAGTTGCATGCGGGTTGAGCCGATGGACCACATGGGCCGAGTCCGTTGTTCTCGAACTAGACCCATTGCCGGGGCGGGTAGCCTAGATTGATGAGGGCGAGCGGAAATCCGAAGCTTCGACGGACCCGCGCGCCCAGACTAGACCATAGCTCCCGGCGCAACTTGGCCGGGGCCAATGCACAGGGGCCCATCCAAGTCCAGCATGTAGGCATAGTTCTGAAGCATCTCCCTTCGCTCTTGGAGGTACTCCGCTCGGTTGTACGCCGCCTCGACCTTATCGATGATCTCGTGCGCCAGCGCGCGCTCGATCACCACGGTACGGTAGCCTGCCTCGTTTAGGATGGTCGATCCGAGCGCACGGAAGGCGTGCCCGGTCATGCGGCCGCGATATCCCATCGACCAGAGCGCGTAGAGCATCGCGTTCTCGCTCATCGGCCTGTCGCCCTTCCGCTCATGTGGGAACAGATACTCGCGATCCCCGGTGTATCCTCGCAACTCTTTCAAGGCTCCGACGGCCTAGCGGCTTAGCGGCACGTCGTGCGCGCGATTTGCCTTCGTCCGTGCAGCCGGAATACGCCAGATCGGCGCATCGCCATCGAGATCGTGAAACTCCGACCACGTCGCGCCGCGGATTTCCTTCGTCCGAGCCAGCGTAAGCATGGTCAGCCTGAGCGCGATGCGGACAATGATGCCTGGATACGCGCTCATGACTCGCACAGTGCCGGCAGTTCCTCGCGGCTTATACAGGCGAACGACTCCGTAGGGTTGATCTTCAGAGCCTGAGCTCGGAGTTTGGTGAACTCCTTGGCGACGAGCGGCACCGGATCACGGTCGATATACTCGCGCAGGACTGCGAACTGGAAGACGCCGGCTAGGCGTTGACGAACTCGCCGCGCGGTCTCGGCCTTGCCCTCGGCAAGCATTCGCTGGAGAACGGTCAGAATGTCGGCCGTGCCAACGGAACGGATGGGCTTCGAGCCGATGATCGGGAGCACATGGTCGCGCAGTGATTGCCAGTTCTGATGGGCATGCTGCACGGACCAGCCGGTGCGATATGCCTCGATCCATTCCTCAACGACGACCTGGACGGTGCGCTTGGCGTCCTCGCTCGCCAC